GTCGTAAAAATCACCATTAAAATGAGATTTTTCCTCATTCAGTATTTCTGCAATTTCCGAAAGCTTCTCAAAAGCCTCTCTTTCCTTATTCAAATCTGTCATGCTGCTGTCCTCACCAAACTAAAAATGCGATTACTTCTGTTCCTTCATCTTTAGAAGCAACATGTTTATATTCCTGATAGTAGGATGATGTTGAGATCATCCCCGTATCCTCATTAATCCACTCTCGGTTTCTCTGAGCACAGTCACTATCAAGCTCAACCTCATTCAAGTTATTAATAAATTGCTCTTTTGTTTCATCTTGGCATTCTTCAGTTGAGCCATAGTTTTCGACGAAATAGTTGTAGACATCTTCTTTTGATTTGGCTGCATAAACAGCTTCATCAGGATTTGTAAAAATCTTATATCCGTTTATTTCTAAGTCGTTCATGCTGCCACCTTCAGTGTTTTAATTGCGTCATCTATAGCTTTGTTGAAGTTGCGAACATCTTGCTCTAGTGCTTCGATAGCCAAGTCTTTCGCAAACACACGAATAATGATGATCTGTAGTCCTTCTGGTAGACGTGGGTCATAACTAATAAAGTCACACCATTCACGACCAGTACAAGACAATTGACTTGTAATCTGTGGAATGTACTCATCCGGAACTTGCTTAGTAAGAAGAGTATTCAAATGCGTTGTGGTATCAGGACATTTAGCTTCGATCTGACCTTTATCACCAACAAGCCCGTCCGGTGACGCGCCGAACATTTCGATGAAAGGGTGGTCGATTAAACCTGTGCCTACTACAAAGTTACCCGTTTCATTTTCATAAGCTGCTATTGCATGAGGCTCGTTATCGATACCCCATTGCATAACTTGGTTTGTGAAGATTTCCTTCTTAACGCCAGTTAGGCGCTCAGCTAGAATGATTAAACCCAATGCATTTAAAGCTTTGCCTTTATTTGGCTTTGCATTTAAATCCTTTACTCGGCTTGCTGTGACTTTGCCACAGCGTTCCGAATGCCAATTGTCACTACGCTGGAGAATGTTCATAGGTTTCTCCTTGGCGCTGTAAAGCTTGATCAGCAAACTGAGCAATTTCTTTTAAGCTAATTGAGTGAACTTCCCAAAGGTGCTTTTTGAGATTTCCCTTTGGAATTGCCACATAAGCAGCTTGCAAGCGTTCAGTGCCGTATTGAGCTTCTGATTTGAGTGTAGGCAAATGCTCATCTTCAAAGGCTTGGTAGCCTTCTGGCACTTCACTAGTCACATCCTTAATAGGTTGTCCACTTTCAGCAATACGTTCCGCTTCATCTTGATCATGAATACCAACAAAACCAAAAGCCAAACGAGCACATTGAATAGTTGCCTTGTGGCGCAAGAAGCGAGAAGGGTGACTCTGCCATGGTCCTTCAACTACATATCCAGTTTTTGACTTAAATGGTGCACGATAACACTCTGCTAAATACTCGCGAACAACAGTAGGGTGGTCACGGTCTTTACGGTAGATAATGCATTCAACCCATTCAGGTGCAGCAACTTTCGCGCCTTCCATCTGAACCATATTTTCTGAAAACTTAAATTCCATACCATTAAAATTAGAGTTTCCGTTAATGATTCTAGACCAGCCATCTACGCCAACAACTGGAATAATCCCTTTGTTTTTATCTGGGAAAGCGTAAATCTCTTTGGTCCATGGGTTCAGCTTGTATTGACCAGCAACAATCAAAAGAGAAGCCATTTGTGCATCAGTTGCAGGTGTTTCAGTACGGAAAGCTGTTTGAATCAGTGTTTCCTTTAACTCTTGTGGATTAACATTAACCAAGCCAAGAGTTTCAGCAACGTTTGCAATCTGTGTAGTAATAAGTGTTCCGTTTGCTGGCGCATTCATAATCTTCTCCTAATTCTTTGGTGGTTCTGGTAGTGGCATCCAGTGAGAAATGATGTGTTTCGCATCTTCAACGCCATCGCAAACAAATATTTCTTTTTGTGGTATCCACCAGCCAACTTCGATCAAAAGAGCGTAAGGGCGTGGATACCAAAACCCTTTTTGCTGATCTTTAAGTAGGCATAAAATACTTGTTTCTTCTTGGAATGCTGGAAGCCTTTCTTCAACACTAATCCACTCCATCACCCACCTCTCAACTCATTTCTAATTTCTGCTAATCTTTTTAACGTCTCACTTAAGTAGGCGATTTTTGTCTTAATAGAAAACTGATCACCTAGCTCTAATTGGATCTGCTCAGTACCGCGACCTACATAGCGAAGATGAATCCAATTGCCGCCATCAGTGATGACTGTATCTTTCTCACTAGAAAGTGGGAGCAGGGCATTCACAGAATCTTTAATAAGAGCTTGAAGTCTTGATACTTCGATAATTTCAGGATGTGCATTCATAACATTCACCATGGAGCGCTTAAATGCGCTCTCTAATTCCTGATTCGATAAGATCTTTAATCTCAACTACGTCTAAACGATCAACGTAAGCTAAGACCTCGCCATCTTCGTCATAAACGCGAATGTCTTTAATCTCGTTAATTTCAACTTCACGCCAAGCTTGATAGCCGTTGCCATCAATTGAGTACTGAGCATCAAAATCAACTTCTAATGTGAACTTTTCATTTGCAGTTTGAAGTACTGCTTGTTCATTTTCAGGGTCGATTGATTCAACTTTGAAAGGAGCTGCAACCGTTACAGGTTCGTTATTAGCAGGGGTGAAGGCATAAGCAGCAGTTAGAGCACTAATTACTCCTACGAATCCCATGGATTTGACTATGTTGGCTTTTATATTCATACTTATCTCCGCATTAGATGCAAACCGCCTAGCCTTCGAACCCTATGGCGGTTTTTGTTTGTCGATGAGATAAATATAAGAAAACTTAGTTTTATTGTCAATAAGAAATCTTATTTTAATTTAAGAAATCTTACTTTTATGCTTTAATAGACAAAAGAAAACCCACACAGGGTGGGTTATTTGGAGGGTGATAACGCTATGAAGAGAGAATGCTACTTGCAGGCATGATGCTTGCTATATTTCCCAAAATTTCAGCCTCGCGCTTAAAATGATCTTTGTTGACTCTATCCTCAAGAATAATCTGAAACTCAGCATCATTTTGAAGATTCTGCACATCAAACATTTTTCTGAGTAACTTTCCTGTTTTTTCTGCCTCAGGTTTTGCATAATCAATAAACTTAGAGCCACATTGGTAGTTAAAATCATAAGATGTGCCCGTATGGCCAATTACTTTTGGTTTTAAGATTAAGTTATCTTTTCCAAATTTATAGAGCAAAAAGGTTTCAATTTCAGAAAGGATTTCTTCCAGTTCTTGGTCAGTAGATGGTTTGGCTTCATAGGAAGTTAGTCTTCCAAGCACATTTAAATAATGACCTATAGCAAACTCCAAATCCTGAACACCAGCTTTACACCAGATGCGATGTTTTTCAAATCTAATTAAGCCATTTGTATGGGTGTTTCTCACCAATCGAGAAATAATATTTTCAGTTTTTTCAGGCTGAGGTAGGCAATCACTCATAGCATGAAAATTTAAGCTAAAGTCATTTAAAATAATTTTATTATTATTTTGCGAAATAAAATAACATGCCGGCTTTCCGGACGAAAAGGTCTGGGGCGTGGTTACACATAGATGCTCATCATCAGCATGATAGACATGAAAACCAAGCTTCTCGATTGAATCTTTTATACTTGAATTCATTAGAATAGCTCTCCTATAAAAGGTTCATATTTATTACCAAAACACTGCAAATTGGTCTGTCTTTCAAATTCTGAAAGCCACTGAAACCATGTCCAATTATCAGTATCTCTATCATAGCCTATCGTTTGTGTGGCCTTCAATAAATGAGATCCGTGTAAAGTTAAGCCTGGCTCCCTGTGGGTTGGGTGCTGAAGGTCAAATGGAAGCACTTCAATTTGAAGCACTATGTTTTCTACATTTAGATGACGTACTCGAAGGTCTAGGGAGTGTCGCATGAACCCCGGTGTCTTAATACTCCTAAAAACAACAGAGGCGCCAGGTATTGTCGCTCCCGTATCTAGCCTAAAGACTTGGTTTGCACGAAAATGGATGTAATCAGAGCCCGGCTCATGTGAAAAATCAATATCATCATAAACACATTTTGTTTCTTGAAGAATTTCAAGCATACGCTCTTTAGATATTGAATATTCTCTTCCCATTATCCCCCCCCCTTAATGCTCTCAATTAAAATATTTGGATAACTATCAATCCCATGTTAATTAAATCTTTTACTGTAATACAGGGTGTTGCTGGAGATGTCTAAATTCACCTCTTCAAGCATTGCATTCCGTACATTGTCATTTAAATCTAAAAAATTAAAACCCATGTTCTTCTCCACCCGATCTGTTGTAAAGACTGTGTCGGGTTCACAGTTTAAATTTCTTGCTGCCCTGAAAACTCAATTCTTGAAAGAAAGCCAATGGGTAAAGCTATTTGCTCTCCTGTGATGGTTTCAAAATTAACCCAAATTGCTGATGCTTCATTCTCAAAATTAATACTAGTTAGTTTTACCAGATTATAGGGTTCTGCTTTGCCAGACATGATTATGTTAAAGCGACAATTTTCCTCACGAACATAGGAGATGAGCATTTGGTGTATTGCCGTCTGCTCAGAGCTTGTTAAGCCTCTATATTCGTGTAGTTCCGGTGGCTTGTATTTTTTGCTCATGGTATTTGCTATTAATTATCAGTTTATGTATTTTTAAAAATAAGGGTGAGGGGGAGTTCGAACCTCCCCCTCGGTGCTTACCAAGTGAAGAATTTGAATATCGATAAAAAGTCGATTTTTATCTTTAATCTAAATCCATTCTTAGTTCGCAGTTCCAGTAAAAACATGGCATAAACCTTGTAATTGCTGGTAGGCACCTACCAATATAATTGGTAACTTATATAGCGCCATGCCGGGCGCTTGTCCTGAAAGTGTGCGCACACCGTAGGGACGGCAGCTCATGGGTTTTGCCGAGGCATCCACCTCCACACTCCTTAAGTGCGCTATTAACCAGTCACCTTTAGCGGAGTATCAGTCCGCAGTTCGAGATTGATGGTCTCGAATTCTTTACCACCCAACATGATCTTAGGATTGTGTTGGGTTCATAGTTTATTAATCTTTGGTGTTATTAATTTTCTGTCCAAGCTTTCCTTCTTTTACCAACTGCACGACCTGCTCATTAGTAAGCACAGGAATAAAGACTTTGTCGCCAATATCTTTGGAAAGAATCTTCACTTCTTCAGCGGTTAGCACCAAAGCTTCACCATGTTTAGCAGCATCATTGATGCGAGCAATAATCTGATTGATTGGTAGTTTTGAATTGTCCATAAGTCTTCCTGTGATT